CCAGAAGCTCAGGGGCCGCTGCCATAAGCCTCCCGTTAGCCTCTCCATCCAGGGTAACCCGGTCTTCTGGCTCCGTCTTTGCCTGGGTTGTCTTGAATGCTCTCCCGATAACCTGCCCGTTGACCATAATCTCATAGCCTAAGTGACCATCACTAAGTGTCCAGCTTTGCTCACTCATCACTCACCTCCCATAGCTAGAATTTGCTGACGTGCCATCTTCAGGCTTGGAAGTGATCTTCGCCTCCTGTTAGCTGGGTCACTCTTCAGCCTTATCTTCCACCTATTGCCATCAACCCTGAATACACCTCCAACCTCTGAGCCATCCGCGACAGCCCTGTACTCACCGTTGACAACAAGTTGTAGTCTCACTTCAGGTAACATCGCTTCCCTCCCGTCGCTTATACATCTTCTCGTCTTCTGCATCAGGCCCAGGCTCATTACCTGCGAGCACCTCCTGGGTGTAGAAGCCGTTGATCCACTCGGCATCTTTCTCCGCATCAACAGCCAAGTTACTGCCAAATGATTTGATTGCCACTTCCCTTGCTATGTCCTGGTCGGTCATCATGCTAAACATTGCTTCCTCTCTTTTTATAGCGTTCATCGATCTTGTCTTGAATCATCGTGATGAGATTGAATCTCCACACATGCTTTGGTGAAAGACCGGCACTGCTTCGATGCCATTTTGCACGTTTGATGATTCTGTCACTGAGGACAACAAACCCTGACGATCCACCACACTTGACCACCAGTCCATTTGGCTTGAATGGTTCTCCCTTATTCATAAGAAACAATGCTGCGTCCTCCAAATACATAAAACCCGCTATCTGTTTACCGTCTTTCATTATTGATAAATACATAGTGCTTCCTCCTAAAGTGTCCGCAGTGCTGCGAGCGCACGGCAGAGCAATTCATTAACCAGATCAGAGATACTCCTGTCTCCTCGTTGCTTACGATAAGCATCCAACTGGGAGTACTCTGTCTCACTCAAAAATAGATACGCCTTCACCTTCTTGTGCCGTCCAGCCAGATTGTGTTTGCGTATCTTCTCACCCACTCCCGAGTTGCCTTCTGTAGGAAAGGAAGACCCATCGACAGTTTGTCTCAAAAGCCCTGACAGGAACTCAGGGTCAGTCAACATCTCTGCTTTGGAAGATTCTAGTTTATCAACCAACTGCTCCAATACATCAGTCACCGATTCGGGTGGTGCGCCGGAGTGTTCCAATTCTTTTTTGGATACGGGTTTCAAAACAATGCTTCCCTGCTTTGGCACTGTGGCAGAAAGACCTACGTCCCTGTACGGTTCTTTGCCACATTCAGTATATAGTCCCTTGCTGCCTGTACGTCAATCCCTAATGCAGATCCCTTTGTAACACACTCCATTTCTTCAAGCCCTTTGGCTCGCAGTCCAACGATTGCCATCAAAGCCCTGGCCTCCTCCAGTAGATCAAAGTCAGCCAACAACGGGTAGAGGTGAATGAGTTTGTCTCGGATAACAACCCCGGTCTTGGGCCAGGTGTGCTTGTTCTCCAGCACCATCAGCCCGAGCTTGTTCAATCTCTCCTCTGCCGTCTTCCTGATGGCGGGGGCAAGGTCCACTATGGTCTTATCGTTAATACGAGCACACAGAGCGTTCTCGCTATCGAAGGCCATGCTGTAGACCCATACCCCCACCCCAATCCTAATCCCCTCGGAATCAAGCTGCGATTTTTGGGTCGGGGTCAACCCCTGGTTCAGAATCAGGTGCATCCTTTTCTACCTCCACCGTGCAGTCGATTACCCGCAAGGTAAGTCCCCCTCGTAATTTAACGAGCGCCCGGATAGCCATGTTTGCCTCTTCTCTTTCCATCTTGGCAAAGTCAACATACGTTCTCACGAGGCTGCCCTTTCCCTTTCCTTTAACCATCTGAGCCTTTTCCATCCATTCCTTGGCTTTCCTTTCGAGCCTATGGATTCGTTCTATTAAAGCCTCCTCTACGGCATCTTTCTCTTCATGGTGCATGTCAATGTCTCTCCAGTCTGCGTATTCCACTTTGCTTCCCTCCGGTTATTAAAGACTTGGGTCTTCACTTGGTTTTAATGAGTCTATTGCCTCTTCAATGTTGATCACGGCTTTCTCTACGCAACGAACCTCGCTGCTTGAGTTGAAGTCATCCTTCATATTTTGAAGGACATCTTCCAATCCTGACAGTTCTCTCTCCAGTTCCTCTCGATGGTGATCTCTCACCTGCTGATCGGTTGGTTCTGGTTTCTCCATTGCATCATACTTCGCCTGAGCTTTGCTGAAATTATCATCAACTATCATCATTCACCTCCCTCCAACTCTTCGATGCGTGCTTCCAACGCCTCTATCTGTCTACGTGTCCTCTCGACGTACCCACGTGGAAATGCACGAGCCATCATCTCATCCAACTCTATGCCCGTCTTTCTTTTCGGTGGTTCTATGCGAGTAAGCATAGCCGACAGGCGTTTGAGTATTCTCAAGTGGGACTCTCTTGTTCCTTCACTCATTTGCTTCCTCCTGTTGTCCATTTCAAAACGCGGGGATCGCGCTCCACAATCTTTGTACGCAACCAGCTTTGCATGTGCCATGTTGGAGCGTACCCCTTGCCAACGGAATACCCTGCTCTTTTGGGTGAGTATGGATATCCAAAGAAACTCTTTGCCATACCGCACAGAATCAAATTGAACAGAAGATCGTGGGGGCGTCTCTTGTCTCCGGTTTTTGTGCTTGGGAACCGCTCTCTTATCACATGCACCAATTCATGCAGGAGCGTGATTATATTATCACTGATGGACGGGCACGTTGTCATCGTAACCCCATAGGAGGGACCACCCCTTCCAGATGCTCCACCCCGATCAGACCCGCGCCTAATGCGTATACCACCTGTCCAAGCCGTACCCTTTCCCCGTTGTTTCATTGTGTCATCCCAGAGGGATTCAAGTGGTGCGTTGTACCGTATAAAATAGCGTGTGATCTTGCTCTTCTCCAGGGCTTTGCTTATCACTTTGTCCCACCGTGGAGATGCACACATCTTCTCCGAAATCTCCATCATGTTGAAGACACCATGCTGTGTGTCATGTATGTACCTCTTGTCTTGCATCCAAGACCGCTTTGTTTTGCGAGGCTTGGGGTTTGCCTTGCGTGCAACCCTGCGGTCCTCTTGAGCAGCCTTCTTGTGCTCTTGAGCAGCCTTCTTCTTGTTAATGTCCGCTACGCTTACACGCTCCACCAGCTTGCCCGTCTTTGCTGTGCATGGCAGACAATAGCGAACCGCATTATCTTTCCTTGGCCTTTGTGGTCCCAATGCTCCAATGGCACAGATAGGACATGACCATCGTTTTCTTCTTTTCTTCATTGGTGCTTCCCTCCATATCAAAAAGAATATACCCATTATAACCCAGTCAAAACAGTGTGTCAATAACTAATTGCATTGACTGTGACAATAATCAGTACGAATGTACCGTATAAAATAGTCATGGCTTCCCTCCAGTTAGTTGTTTATGATTGCAAAGCCATCGCCAGTTGAATCCTTGATGGTGCCAAGGCCGCAAGGCATTCCCACCAGTCATAGGCATCAAAGCATTCAAAGTCTTTGGCATATTCAAGCTCCCGATTCTCAGCATATTCTGACAGGTCAGCGAGATGTGGTGCCAATTCCCATGCGGTCTCTTTTGCCATTGAAGAGAGGAATGTAAGCAATCGATCATTGTTCATTCCAGTATCCCAGTCATATTTCTTTGCGACACATGCCACATTCAAAATTTCATCTATTCCCAGGAGAATCTCTATGCCCTTTTCCTTGTCTCTCTCCAGAATATTCTGCTCTGCATATTGGGTCAGCTCAGAGAGAGTATCGAACATAGACTCTCTGAGTTTCAGGCTGTGGCCTTCTGGAAATTGGTAGGTTTCCATAACCTTTCTATATAGTTTCAATGCGGATGTTGCCCTATCATCCTCGGCCAGGTTGTTAGCCCTGAGCAGGTCTTGAGCAGTCAAGGCCGCAGAGATGGCGTCGTCAATAGTCCAGCCTACAGAGAATCCCCGTTTCCATGCTGTGTTGAGTGTCTCTCTTAATATGTTTATATGTTCCATTTCACTTCCCTTTGTTGTTGTTTTTGCTTCCACTTACTAAGACGGCGAAACCTTTTATTTCTGACACATCCCCTGAAAAAATTCACTGGGATCTCTGTTGGTAGCAGGTCGCAGCTTACAGCCTCATGACCCATTGCTATGAATGCATCCCTCACCGAGCCTGAGTATTCACATGCTATAAGTACCCTCATTTTACACTTCCCCTTTCCCTTTCGGGTTTATGCAGCCATCCACAATGGGAGTGCCTTACTTGTTTTGAGTTTTGCGCCGTTGTAGTGATTGACTACCACGGTATTGTTTTTGCTTTTCCCGTCGCATTTCATAGGGCATCCCTGACAGTTTGCGCCTTTGTTTTTCTGCTTGAAGCAGAGATCCAATGTTGGATCTACGTGGTCAACATCTGAAGAAACAACGTGGAACACTGACCAACCCTGAGCTATCCGCGTATGGGCTTGATCGTAGGGCTTGCCCGGTAGTGATTGCGTAGAGGCTTGGTGCGTATCCTGTAGCCACGTAGCATCTTTCTGGTGGGTGTATCCCAACACTTGAAACCCTGAGCCTGTGATAATTCTCATCAAGTCAAGGGCTGTCTCTCTTGGCAACATGCCAGTATCGCCCACGACGGCAGACCGGAACGAATTGATCCCAAACATAGAACCCGTGGACAAACACTGGCCTACCATATCCACGTTCAGACCCTCACAATCGTTGTCTATGGCATTCAACACGATAGACGCGGCTTCCGCTGCGTTCCGCACATTGCGCTGTGCGTAGCATGGAGATTGCCCGATCTTTTCGGCGGTTTCTTTTGACGACAACGGACAGGATCCACAAACCATTTTGATTGTTGAATCAATACGATTGACATAATCAACGGCGGCCTTTGAAATATGGGAATAGGTTTGTTCCCTCATTGCGTCGAATAGCTCACGCGGAAAGTAGGCTATTGATACGACTGGTCCCGTTCCCTTGTTTCCTCCGATTGTCATGACCCCGACAATGGGATCGCCTTTTTTGTTTGGTCCTTTGTAGACTGTGAAACTCGGCTTTTTCATGATGTTACCTCCTCAATTGAATCAAGGGTTTCGTGGCGAGAAAAGATCTCGTCTTCTATTGCTTGTATGTACATTGCGGCACCATATGAAGAACAACGCGCCCTCTTCTCTTCTACCAGTTTGCGCAATTCTCCAATGGTCATATCCTGCAAGAGATCATCCCCTGCAGAATTGACAATCTTGATATTCATTTCTTGCGGTACTCCATCTAATGTCGGTCTCATGATTGCTTCCCTTCCTTTTCCCCTATCATAGCGGGGTTGTGATTATTCAAAATAACCAGGGTCCTCTACGGTTTTTCCGAGGTTGTCGTCTAAAAATTCCCGTGCTTCCCCGATCATGTCTCCGGCGGTTTTATGTGGACAGTCAACGGTCCCGTCAGTCTCCCCGCACTCACACGGGGACCATCCAAAGCTAGACGCCAGACCGGGGTATTCCCAGTCAATTTGAACTAGCAGATCCCTACCGTCTTTGTGCTCTATGATATAGTTCCCAAATTGTCCTTGTTCTAAAGTGATCATGGTTGCTTCCCTTTTCCCTTTCGGGGGTGTAGTTTATTATTCGTCCGCGTCGTATTCGTTAGGCCCAATAAACCAGATAAGATATGCAAGCTCTGTATCCTCTGATAGACAGGGCGCTCGGTCTATCCCGTCGCCTTTCAGGGCTTCCCCTATCTCCCATGTGTCAATCAATACGGTAGCGGTACCATCATCATCCTCCTGGTAGTCTTTCCACAATTCGACGGCTACCGAATACCGTTCACCAATCCAATCCAACCAACCCTTTTCCCCCTCTGTTAGCTGATATCGAAACCGGCACTCCTCGGTGATTGATTCAAGCCCTGAGGGGCACTCCTCATGCGCCTTTGCTACATCGTCTGAAGTGTAAGTTTTCATTGTGCTTCCCTTTCCCCTATCATCGTAGGGGTTTAATTTGGATCGGTTGTTGATTAGACATCTCGTAGCATCGAATTCATTTGGCGCATTTCATAATCGAATCCAGAGCGATCCATTTCATCCTCCATGATATCGTCCTCAATAATTCCCGAGAGTGTCTCTTTGTAGTATGTATCAATCTCTTGAATCTCTTTTGGTGTACAGCCGTGTTCAATCAATTCGTCTGTTGTGTTCCAGTCTGGATCGCTGTTCTCATCCATTTCTGAAAGGTTCTCAGGTAGATAAGTGAATAACCTATAAAATGCCTCGGCTGATTCTCGATAGATGCTGATTGCTCTTGCGTCCATTGTGCTTCCCTTTGATCCATTGGATCTGTTATCGGTTGAATACTTCTGCGATCTCTTTGTTTTCCATCTTCAGGCCGTGTGCTTCCCAGCGATCTATTACTTCGGAAGGTGTTGAAGCAATGACCCAATAGAACCCTTCCCAATAGCTTCCACCCGATACCGTATCCCGGTGTTCAATGTGGATCGCGTATGTGTACTTCTCTTTGTTGATCGTCTGATGGTGCTCGACTATATGGTGTTCTGTTTTCATGTTGCTTCCCTTTGGGGGCCTTGCGGCCCCCGTTGCGGTTAAACGTTGATCCATTCGCTAACGAGTGGTGTTGATTCTTTGTGAGAGTGGAGCGGATACGAATCCACCTTGAATTCTTCACACATGGCCAAGAATTCTTCTACGCCATGTTTCACGCATATGGTCTCAAGTGGTTCGTCCATGTGATTGCATGTGGGATGCAACTTCCCTTCCGGGTCCATGTACTCCTCTTCCATGATCCACAAGTCAACGCCGTCTTTCTTCCGTAGTATGAATCTGAACTGATGTTTCCCGTTTCCCATGATTGCTTCCCTTTGATCCGTTGGATCGGTCTATAGTTTGTACCATTCTGATTCGTAGCTGTTCCCGCCTCGCCAAAACTTTCTGATGTCTAGCTCTTCCACCATCCCAAGGTATGAATCGTGTAGCCTGTCCTGCTCTGTGTCTGTTTCTACCGTGTCCTCTCCGATGATGTTGATGTCTCCCACTTCTCTATACTCTTCGTAGATAAAGCCTCTCGTGATACACACCCTAAACTCCATTCTCATTGCTTCCATTGCTTCCATCCTTTGGCACACTGTGCCGGTGGTCCAATAGAATCCTCGCACCCTTTTGACACACTGTAAAGCTTATTCGTACTTATTTTAACTCATTTCATCGTTTCGGTTACAATCCTCGAGGTGTGCATTGTGACACTATGCCAATACGATTGCATGCAATCCAGGGTCGGAGCCGTTAGAATGGAGATATGGAGCATATAGAGGGGGTAGCCCCTCGCGCGTACGTGTGTGTATGGTGCCCTATGTTGCAGTCATTTAATTATGATATACAACCGTCAAGGGGATGGCGTCTTCTGTCAATCTATTGGCGGTCTGTAAAGTGTCAATAAAATGGCTATTGGTGTCAATCCAATAGCAAGCACTATACGTACCGAACGGTACATTGTACACCCACCTGGGTAAGGGAGACACCTATATATTGGAATACATGCCCCCCTCTGAACTTGAACCTTCTCTTAGCCATTCCAAAGGAAGGGGTTGTTTTTGAGATGTTATTGAGGGGTCCGTATTTGCCCTCTGCGGGGCCGGTGGTTTGTTTATATGGTAGGAGTCCCATTGTCTTCTTGTGCTCCTCCATCGGTGATCGTTCTTATGGCACACAATGAAGGGCCACGAGGAGTTATGGTATGGTGATGGTACGTCAATATCTACTTATATAGATAAGTGAAGAGAAGATAAAAGAAACAGATCTACTTAAATAGATAACTACAGTATAGATTATATAAACAATAAGATCTATGGTAGTCTTACTATGGTAAGGATTCTACTGGTGTGGTAGGGTTTGTCAAGAGCTATTTGAGGGGCTTATGAGTAGCCCATTACTTTGGAGGGTAAGATGGCTGTTTCTGCTGACTACATTAATATGGCTGTGAGTTTGGTTTTGAGCAACAGGTCGGGCACTGATGTTGAGTATCGGTTGCCCAATGATATCCGTAAGTGCTTTGATGATTTTGAGATGCCTGGTGGTTATTCGGTGGTGCGCGGTACTGTTGCAAATGGTGCGGTTGCAGACATCAGGATTCCAGATGCGAGCATCATGGTTTCTTTATTTCTTTCGGATGCGTGTACGGTGATCATTTTTGATGATGCTGGTGACGAGATAGAGCTTACGCTCGCGGCGCTTGTTTTGTCTGCGAACAAGACGTCCCCTCTTGGGCTGGTAACTGCGACCAAGGCTTTTCGTGTAACGAACGCTACGGGTGCTGCCGTGGAGTACACGTATGTTTCCGCGACGGTTTGATGGTTGCTTGTCGCCTTGGCCCGTGTTAGCGTTACCAAGTCCGTGAATTTTTTTGGCAGGTAACTCCGATGACTGATGACAGCAACGAACAAAGTGTCGGAACATCGCTAAACATGCGTCTTGGAACGCTTCCCCCCGAGACTGTGGATACGATGTTTGCTGGACTTAGTTGGGAGGCCGAAAAGAATCACGGGCTAGCGGTTAGGGCTGCTGTGGCTGCGACCTTTGCGTCGGCAAGTGTTGAGGCCGACATTATGGCGGACGAGTCTGTAGGTCCTCGTGACCGCCTGAAGGCCGCCCAGCAGTTCAAAGAGGGATTTATCGGGGCTTGTCGTTTGGTGATGGGTGCAGATGCCAAGTCTGCCAGAATGATTCACGCTCTCCCAGACGACGCCTCGGTCCCCACCGCGTTAGAGCAACTATATGCAGACGCAAGCTGAACGATTTAGACAGGATTGCTCGGCAGATCTTGAGTTCTTTGTTGAGAACCCAGTTGCCCCGCTGCATATAGCTCCCGAAGAAGGACCCATCTCAAAGTTTAGTTTAAGGAAGGCGCAAAAGACGCTATCTGGCGTTTTGAATCGACAGTGGTTCACCCGTGGCTTTGCCCGTGTGATCGTCTGCAAAGCCCGTCGTATTGGCTGTACGACTCTTTGCTGTGCCGATGCGTATCGGAATGCGTCTCTCAAGCCCAATATGAATGTGGTTATAGGTGCCCAGTTGGATGATATGGCTGAACGCATCCATGAACGTAACCACATCTTCTACAACAACTACCCCCCATCGCTGCGCCCTGAAAGATGGGGTAGGAGCAGATCGTTCAAAGAGCCTATGGAGTTCAGGCGCGATATCGAGGACTCAGACCTTATCCAATGGCAAAGGGGAGGGGAAAGGCCCGACCAGGGCCTACAGTCCTCTATCTCGATATTCACCGAAAGATCACCACTGGCCCGTACCGGCGCTACGATTCAGTATCTCCTGCTCTCTGAGTTCGCCAAATACCGCAATCAGTCCACGATCATCAAAGAGATGTTTCCTACTGTCAGAAAGGGCACCGGAGCCATCGTTATCGATACAACAGCAGAGAGCCGGGGAGATTCGTACTCAAGGCTTTGGGAAGAAGCGGTCGCTGGACGCTCAGAGTTTGAGCCGGTCTTTATCGGTTGGTTGGATGATGAGCAGCAATGTCATATGCCCCCACAGGCAGACAACGTAGAGAACTTCTACCACTGGCTTAACTGTCTCCAGAGAAAGGACACCTTTGGCCTAGAGAGCTATGGGGATAAGTTGTCCCTCGATGAAGAGGAATACGATCTTCTCAAAGATCATATCCTCCCTCGCTGGGTGGCGCTCGATAGACAAGAGCAAGATATCCTACACCCGTTTGGGTGGATTGAGTGGCGTAGATGGGCCATCCAAGATCGCTGTGACGGTAAGGTACAGGTATTTAAGAACCAATACCCTACCCACTGGAGAGAGGCGTTTTTCTCCTCTGCTATGACGATCTTCGACATGGGGCAGATCGCCCTCCAGGCAGACAGGGTAGCAGAAGAACCGAGCGCGATAAGAGGGGAGTTTATTACCACGGAAGGCAGACGGGCAATTGATGTAGACGCAGAGGCTATGATGAGCCAGGTCGACATGAAAACCTTCTCGGTAGATTCTCGCACCTACGCCTTTGCCAAAGAAGCATTTGGACCCATTAGGATCTACGAAGAGCCTGTTGAGGGGGAGGAATACATTGTATCGTCAGACTATGCGGAAGGCCAAAGCGAGAACTGCGACTACAACACGATCCACGTTTACCGTCGCGGAGAGAACCTGGAGCAGGTTGCCCACTTTCACGAGAAATGCTACCCAGAAGAGTGTGCCTCTGAAGCGATTGCACTTGGTGCGTTCTACAACATGGCGTGGCAAGTCCCAGAGGTGAATAGCTGTGGTGCAGCCGCGCTCGCCCTTTTCAGGGCGTGCTACCCAATCGACAGGATGTTCAGAAGAAAGTCGGCGGACAGCGCCAAAAAGATAGCCCCCACCGATCTGATGGGCTGGAGAATGACGGGGAGATCAAAGGCAGAGGCTGTGAGCGCAGCAACTACGTATTTTAAGCAAGGGTTGTGTGTTGTACACAATAAGAATACTCTTCGTGAGTTAGAAGTATTTGTGAAGAAAAACTCCCGCATGCTGCCAGAAGCGATGGATGGGACGGACCCGGTTACAGGCGAGAGGTATCACGACGATGAAGTCATTTGTATGGTTCTCGCTATATTCGGCAATCGCCAATTGCCTTATCGAAACAGAAAGATTGTCGATGCTTATGAGGAAAAGAGGGAGTGCAGCCATCTTGTGGTGGCTGGTGGCAAGTGTCTCAAGTGTCGGGTGGATGTGCCGCAAGCGCAACCAGAAGAATTGACTTTCGATAAGTTGCGTTCGATGGTAAGAAACAAGTCAAGGGAGAAATACTCAGAGACCGGCAATGAGTTTCTGCGGTTTTGGACAGGAGGCTGGTAATGGCTTATCAAGATGATTCGATTCAATCCAGACTGGGGGGAAGAAGAGAACCGACCCTCGGGGGATCGCTCTATGGAGCCACAGAAGCACCCTCCGATGAGACCCTGATTGAGTTGGGCCTTGCGGCCCTAAGAAGCGCATACGATATTGGAAGCGATAGGTCGAGATCGGTCGCAGGAACCAGACCAGCGCCGACCGGAGAAGAGACCAGCCGCATGGAAGCACTAAGACAGCGCGGCCAACGGCAGGGACCAAGACCCCAAGGTCCCCAGAGGGGAGGTGCCCAGACGGCAGGTCCCCAGATGGGAGGTCCCGTAGGCAATCTTATGGGGGGAGGGGGCGGAAACCAGTTTGGGCTTAGTGGCCTGGTGGATAGAGCGAGGCAAGGACAAGGCAGAGGACACCGAGGCGGTAGGCCTGGGGGGGGACAGCGGTTTCAGCCCTTCCAGCAAATGCAGCGAGGGGGACAGCCAGGTGGACAGCCAGGTGGACAGCAAATGGCAATGGGATTTAACCCCATGATGGGGATGCAACCATTCGATCCAAACGCAGCACTTCGACAAATGTGGGGGTAAAAATGCCGCAATTCGGACAAGGACCACCTGAGACACAAAAAGTATACTCCAGTGGGGGCGCTGAATCGGGAGCCGGATGGGGCGCTGGGTTAGGCGGCCTTTTGGCAGGATTGATGGCCATCCCAACGGGGGGCTTATCTGTCGCCACCATGCCAGCGTTTATGGCTGCAAGCACATTAGGCTCTATGGGCGGCGGCCTTTTGGGGAGAGCGGGGGGTAGCATCTATGATTATTACAACCCGGAAGAAGTTGAGTTGCAAGACCCAGGCTCTATGTATGCTCAACAGGCCCCCCAGCTTACCCCGATGTATTCTCCTCCCCCGACAATGATGAACCCCTTTTCCTCTGCATCAACTTCGCAGCCGTATGGCGGGGGTATGTTTGGGGGTATGCCGGGGGGAGGGGGTCAGATAACGGCTCCACCACCCCCGCTTTTGGCCGGGTATCAGTCGCCATCCCAGATGGGTGGGTATATGCCGCTTCCGTATAATCAAGCCATGCAACAGCCATATTATACTTAATGAAGGACAGTCGTTGAGATGCCGACCAATAACACAGATTCCCTTCTGGAGTACGTTCTAAGGTGTATTGAGAGAAACAAGGAAGCCCGTAAGCCAGTAGAGTGGCGGTGGTATGAAAACGCGGCGTTTGCCGCTGGCTTCTCATCTATCGAAATGGACCCCCGGACAAACCGTCCTATGGTTTATGGGGGCAGCGGCTCAGAATCCTCAAATCCCCAGGTACAAGACAAGCTAAGGAAATACCACGCAAAGCTCGTGGCTCCTCGCGCAATGCCTGAGTGTATCCCGTCGAGAAACGATAGAGACGCCAGAAAACGAGCGGAGATGGCGAATGCCTTGATTCTCCACTTCTGGGAAAAGCAGGAGTATGTGTATTCGGACCATGCCGCCAAGCTGAATATGATGGTGTTTGGCAATGGTATCTGGGCAACACAATGGAATCCAAGGGCAGGAGAATGGGTGACCGAGTTCCAGTATGATACGGGGGGGCCGGCATACGAAGAGTTCTATGAGCCTACACTGGACGAAGAAGGCAATCCCCTCCTCGTGGATGCCCCGCTTGAAACGGTCAGGAAGCCCAAGACAGATACGTATCAAACGGGCCTTCCGCAGATGCGCTCCGTTCACCCCTTTAACTTCTTTCCAGACCCTCAGTGGAGACACCTGACGACAGAGCAGTGCATGAACTATGGAGAGAGAAAGCTCGTTCCTTTCTCGCTGATGAAGTCGCAGTTTCCCGATGTGGATATGGACAAACTTACAGAGGTCCGCATCGCAGAGGATTACTTCCTGTTCAAAGAGGTGGACGACTCCTTTGGACACCGCTCCGACTACGCCTCCTCTGAAGAATCAAAGATGGCCGAGGTATTCGACTTCTACCATGCGCCAATCGTGATGGAGAAAGCAGGGATCAATTACCCCCACGGATTTAGGGCTATCGTTGCGGGTAGGCAGGTTCTTGAGCTTGTCCCGTCGCTTCCTTACAAGCAATATCCCCACACAACCTTTAGGGATAGGCAGTATAGTGACCGTGGATGGGGAATGTGCATTACAGATGTGCTCCGGTCTTCTCAAAAGCGCCTCGATCTGGTGGAAAGAATCCAGATTCGCGCAGCGGAGCGATTTGCAGATCCCCCAATGCTTAAGCCGCAGGGGGGCAATGATGTGGCTTTCCAGGGTCGACCAGGAGAGATATACGAATACATCCCCTATGGCGAAGAAAAGCCCACCTTTATGATGCCACCGCAACTTCCTCCAAACATCTTCCATATGCGTGCAGATGCGATGAATGATATGGAGTCGTTGAGCCTAACCTCCGCGCCAGTGGGGGGGTCGGTCCCCGCAAGGGGCGACAGCGCGGCGTACCTCGACAGGTTGCTTGAGGAGAATCAGGTGGCAATGGCACCAACGGTACAGGAGATTGAGGTTGCTCAGGCCAAGCAAGCAACTCAGTTGATCCGCCTTTGCCAGGACCACCTGCCGATTGGGTATAAGTTTGCGGTTGCAGGTACAGACAAAATACCGCTGGTGAAGGAGTTTGATGGTAACCGATTCGACCTCTTAGAGGTCAGGATGGTTCCGGGCTCTGCCGCCATGACGTATCCGCAGCAAATGCGTAGTTCTATTATGCAATTAGCCGCAAATGGCATCTTGCAAGACGAAAGCCCCAAATCTATTGCTATTGCTGAGTTAATGTTGGGTGCGCCAATGGCCGCAAAGCTCCGAAATCTGGACGAACCAGGGGATAAGTCCACCGCAGAGCTAAATATCATGCGAATAAGGGGTGGGCAGGAGCCGTTTTTCAAAGAATGGATGGATCATAACAAACACATTATGGTTTTGTTGGAGAATATGCGTGATCCTAAATTCTTTTTGGACTTTACGGTTGACCAACAGCAGAAATTAGAGCAATTATTGCAACGACACCAAGCCGCGATTGCACCTCCTCCCCAAATGGCCCAAGAAGGGCCGCCAGGAGGGGGACAGCAAGGAGCGGGTGGGTTAATGGCTGCTTTGGGGGCAGCCGCAGGGGGTGGACAACCACCGGCTACTCAGCCAGTAGGAGTCCCAGCAGAGGCAACGGGGTACACAGGGCCACTGGGAGGCACTTCGCCAACCGGTTAGCACCAGGGAGACGTTATGAGCAAGACAGCAGAAGAGCGTATGGGAGAATTAGAAGCGCAACTTAAAAGACGTGACCAAGAAGTTGAACAACTTCGGAGCAACTACAACCAGGTGTATCAGCATATGCAAGAAGCGGAAAAAACAGCCATGTACTACAAGGGCCAGACAGAATCGGGTCCGAGCGAAGAGGGGTCTTATGAAACCCCCTCTGCTCACGGTGTAGCAGGGGCTGCCGTTGATTACTCAAGTGTTGATGTCGAAAGACCTGAAGAAGTTGTTAATGTTCTGGAAGATGTCATCCGGTCGCGCCTTGAGCCGCGCCTTCAACAGATCGAGAGATACGCCACTGATGCCTTGCAACAGACCGCAGGACGAGAGGTGGATAGAGCTTTGCAAGATTTCAAAGTGAAACACCCCGAAACCGGGTCTATTATGGACTTTGAACGCTTGGTGCTATTAGACGCAAGCGATGAGGTCAGGCGTCGTCAGTCGGTTGGAGAACCCATTGATGACATTAAAAAGATTGCCCTTGAAACCGCCAAGAAAAGGGTGGGACGACATAACGACTTGCAGAAATCGGTTGTGGAGGAAAACACGAAGCGCCGAGAAGATGCAAAGAAAAAGGCAATGCTTCCTGACTTTATGGCCGCCGCCGGATTTGAAGAGGCTCCCGATGCCCCTGCTAATGTAGAGGAGGCTGGCGAGCTACTGGATAAAATATTGAGCAGTGAAAAACAAAAATCTGCTCTTGGACTGAGGTAAAAAAATGGCTATTCAAAAGGCTGCCCAAACCTCGTTTGGTGCTTTTAACGAACTGTTTCAGTATACATATGCTGATGTAATTATTAAACTTCTTGACTCTGTAGACGATGTTGAGAAGTGGATTGACTCCATCAATCTCTCTGATTGGAAAGGTGGAGACTCTCTCTACTACCTCTACAAGACACAAGAGGGCAGTGGTTCTCGTTTTGTTGCTGGCGGTCCTGGCGCAGCCGCTCCGGTTCTTCCGCAATACAACTCTCCTGCATACCAGGAAGCCACCGTTCGACTGTTCCCCCATGTGGACATCGTTGAGATTACCGGGCCTAAATTGGTTCGCGCTCACGACAAACCCGGAATGTACCGTTCGATTATGAACGAGCTTGTTCTGGACGCCAAAAACAGTCACCGCAATCGAATCGGACCAAAATACTGGTGGGGTTCGCAAGGTGCTATTGGTACCGTGAATGCCAACTCTGGCGTGATTGGTATTGTAACAGCCAATGTGGTTGCCTCTGTAAACTGTGCGTCTCAACAGCGTGAGACTTTTGCTGCTGGCGCAAACAAGGCGTACATGACCGCTTATGGTGGTTGTCGGTATCTTCGACCGGGACAGCAGTTGCAGATTGGTACTGCTGCCGAATTGACAGCGAATACCGGCGTTAGCTGTGTTGTCGCTACGGTGAATCAGGCTGCTCAAACCTTTACAACAACCGCCGCCGTTACTTTGACCGCTGGCGACTTCATTGTTGAAGGTGATGCCAATGGCAATGAGTTCGGAAACTGCATCACGGGCCTTCACGATGCAATTAACGACACCGGCACTTACCACGGAATCAATCGAGCCAACGACAATGTGTGGCAATCGTTTGTTACCCGTAATGGAAATGTTCTTCGGGACTTCAACCACTTCCGCATTACCAGCTTGTTGATGCGAATGGGGGACCTTGGACCGAAAGACGTTGATGAAATGGACCCTGTTATTTTCTCTCACAACTCTCTGCTTCAGGTGTATCTGCAAGAGATTGATCCAGTCTACATGCAGACAGACTTGAAGGCGCTGAAAGGACACACAACTATCGCGTATCAGTATGGTGCGAAGCAGATTCCTTGGGAGACTGCACGAAGCGCCCCGCTTAATGGCTATACGATCATGGATCGTTCGGGCATGAAGCGCGTTCGGTTGGGTGAATATGGTTGGGACTCTTCTACTGGAGCTATCTGGAAGCAGATTCCAGGCACGTTCGCATTCCAGGCTTATGCCTATAATGAATTTGAACTTGTCTGTGAGAATCCGAGATCCCAGGGCCGAGAAGAAGACATCCGCGTACCCACTGGCTTAATCGCTACTTAGGATTGAGCGGGGGGCTTCGGCCCCCCGACTCTTAAAGGAGGAAAGCATGACTAGCTTTCAAGACGCTCATAAAGTAGCGAATGAACTAGCCGAAGTGTTGGTGACAACGGCTCCGGTAGCAACCACCTCTCTGCTTGGTGGTGGTACATATGCCTTCATTCCACAGAAGCTGGTTGCCGGAAGAAACTACCGTGTTTTGGAGGTGGGCTACACAATTGTAATCGCGGGTACGAACGCAGCGGTTCTGGATGCCTTTGACGTTGGGACATCTGCGGACCCCAACGGCCTTGTTGACGCGGCTACTTTTCCTGCGGCGGGG